ATTAATGCCATTTTAATTTGTGTATTGAATATAGATTGTTCCAACAGGGAACCCACCTGCTGCTGGGGGAGTGTCATCTGTGTTATAAAGAACTTGTGCTGTGTATTGGGTGTCTGCACTTGAATTATCTTGAGTTAATTGTAACCCCACACCTATATCTGCTTCATAATCTTTTAAAAATCCTGTTGAAATTGGCGTTGCCCTAATAGCTGGTAGTTCACTCCTTGAAGCTGTGTCTCCTTCAACATATATTGTGAGATTTCTTGAAGCAGCAGAATTATTCTTACCATATAATTTTATTACTATTCTATCAGTTGAAACCCATTCCTTCTCTGTTAATAAACTTCCATGAAATGTAATGCTGCCTTTTGTTGTTGGGATTAAATTAGAATCTTCTGTTGTTAATAATAATGTCTCAGTTCCCCCAGCATTTCTATGATATATTTCTGCATACATTGAAAGTTTGTCAGCAGATGATGCCTCGCAATGCACATGAAAACCATAAACTCCTACTGGTAATTCCACAATTTCGCCAATTACACGATCAGCTAATAGTGTAGCAAAAGTAGCCATCAATGTTCCTGCGGAGCTTCCAGGAATTGCCGTTAATGTGCTTTCTTCTGTATCTGTGACTGGGCTAACTTCCATGTCCAAGTAAACTCCACCAATATCTGAGCTATTCTCTGTGAAGAATAAACTAACATTTGCGGGTATTGAAGAATCAACATATTCTTTATTAACTAAGTCAGTTGGATTTATAGGAGTTTGCCTAACATTTCCTGCACTATGGTCTCCAGAAAGATTAGGTAGGAAAAACCCCCCTGTTTGAGGCACTTGTGGTTCTTTTGCTATTGGAGTTTTAGGTTCATAAACCTTGCTTGGTTTTGCAGTTTTCACTTTCTTAATCGTAGGAATTTTCATTGCTTTTGGTTTTGTATATGTTGAGGACTTGATACCTAAAAAATCAGTTGCCATTTATAACCCCACCTTTTTTCTTTCAGGGACCAGACTTATCTCTGGTATTAAGTGCATTTGTTTTCCTATATTCTCGTGCTCATCCCAATCTGTTTTGAGTTCTTTCTCTCCAGTTGTATTTGCCATAATAATATTATAGAATTAGATTATAAAAATCTTATGATGCAGCGTATTCAATTTTGAAAACTAAATATTGTCCGTTGTTAATTGGGACAACTACTATTGAGTCAAACATATCTCCTGCTGTGACTCCTGCATCTGCATTTGTTAAAGTTAATTTATCAACTTCAGTTTTTATTTCTGCTGGAGTTGCACATACTACAGGTGCACTCGCTGTAGCTAATCCTTGTCCCATTTTATGCTATTGTTGCCTCAATCACTCCCTTGGCTTTTAATTCTGAAATTAGAGTTGCTAAGGTTTTAGCAATATTTCCTGCAGTTCCTTCATTAGCATCTAATGTTAAATCTTCTGCGTAATTAGTTACAACAAATATTTGAGAACGGTGGTCTCTTTGACCATGAGTTAATTTTGCTGCCATTATTTCTTACCTTTAGATTTAGTTTCTTCTACTGGAACTTCTTTAAATTCAGGATGCCTTATAAGAATATTCTCAGCTCGACTAACATTTCCAGTAGACATTGCATAATCATAACCTCGTTTAGCGTTTTCTTTTGTCATTTAATTTTATCCTATTGTATCTGAGATTACATGAACAGCATTAACATCTGTAATTAAAGCTTCTCCTTCTTCCCAGACTCTGACTCTCTTTCCAATTCCTGCATCATCTATTACTGCTGTAGTTATTGGCATAAATTGTTTCCATGTAACAGCTCTATCTGGCACCCATTGGATAACATAGTCAGTAGTGAATATTTCATCTACTACAACATTACATCCTAAGAGTTCCATAACTACTCCAGACCTAACTTTCTCAGATGAGAATGATGGAATAGAAGAACCCTTAACATTAATTAAATAAGTTATTAAATACTTGTGTTCTATTGAGTTCATTCCTAAGATACTTCCTTCTGGATTATATCCATAAGACATTAACTTTTGCTTTCCATTAAGAATATCTAAGACAGGGTCCATTGTTGCAGTCTGGTCCCAGCCATCAGTTGCTGCTGTAGTTTGCACAGCCCCATAAGTTGAAGTATCAGTTAAAGGAGTTGTTGGAGTTGCAGGTGCGCAGTTAGTCAGCATAAAGTATATTCTTAAACCTACTTGACGCTCTACACCTCTCACTATGTCCCTTACATTTGTAGCTAATACATCTGGGTCTGAGTCTTTAATATCTTCCATTGAGAATGTTGGACTTTGTAAAAAGAATTTCTTTACATAAGAAGTTTGCCTTGTCCAGCTTTGTTCAACAATAGTAGGCAATGCTAACTGGTCTGTTTGCATTTGTGACAATGTAATTCCAGATGTAGTTGTAGTAGTTAAGAAACCAGCAGTCTTTTGATACCACCTTATTTCACGAGCTTTAGTTTTAGAATTAGTTACGAATTTTTTAAGAATATTTGGTTCTATGTCTGCGAAACCTTTGGCTAACTTATCTATATCAATTCCTCTAATTTCATTCATTCCGCTTGTATCTGCCATCTTATTATACACTCATCAACGCTTGTGGTTTTAAGTGAACTATGAAGGTGTTCCCATCTCCTACCTCTTCCATAGATATTCCTAAACAAACTGAGCCTGAAAGATTAGCAACACCTGTAAGAGTATAAACCGTATTTGTTTCGGTAGTTGTTGAAAGTCCTACAGGGTCTCCTATGCCAATACTTCCTGAAGCTTTAACTTTAAAATATCCTTCTCTAAATATTCCTAATCTTACTTTACCATCATTAATTATTTTCTCAGAAGCAGCAATGCCAGCCACTTCATCATTAACTGCTGTAGAAGTTGCGGCAGTCATTAAATCTGATAATTTACAAAGTGCTCCTTTTTCAATTCCTGTTCCATTAGCAACAGTAAAAGGAACAGGGGGCGCAGTTTCAATAAATAGGACAGCTTCGTTTGCCATGCAAGATTTAAGAATAATTCTTATTTAAATCTTTCCCTCTTTCCTTAATTGCAGCCATTTAAGAAATAAGCCCCCTGTGCATAGAACACAGAGGTAAAAGAGTAAAATATTTGTTATCGTTATCATATTGCTTCGTGGCTCCAGCCTTTATATTTTCCTGTCAGAAGTGAGTCAGTGTCCATAATATCTTTCCTGATTCCAATAGGAATTATATGCACATCATTCATTATCCAAAGCATTTTCTTATCTGTTTTATATTCTGGGATTGGTTCTGCATGCAGGAGTGATCTAATCATTGCTAATTTTGTTTTAGAAGGTGTATATCTCTCTAAACCTTCATGTCCCAAAGTATTTAAGACAACATCTAAACTTTCTTTTGGAAATACAACCTCATAAAATCCAAAAGGCAGAACTCTTAATTGTCCTGGTATCCACATATCTGCAGTTTCTTTTCCATCTGGCGAAATGAGTTTAAGTACATATTTCTGCGCCCTAATTTCATTTAGAGTTTGCTCTACTAATTCAAACTTTCCATAAGGAATAAAAATTACATGCATTTTTTTTCTTTAGCTATTATCTTCTCTGCTAATTTGATAATTTGTTCAGCCATGAGGATTGACCTATTCATTTGTTCTATCTCTTTTTTAGCTCCATCTCTGATAGTTGTCCATGCAGCTTCTTCAGGAGTTCCAATTTTCACACCTAAATCTTTTGGTTCTTCCATTATAAATCGTTGGCTAGGACTTTCTTAGCATAGTCTGCAGGAGTTTCTTCTTGCTTTACTGGAGCTTGTCCTGCTTCTGTTATTCCACCCACAGTTTTTCTCGCTTCAAGGGCTTCTTCTCTTGTTAATAATGCTTCCCTTCTATCATTTTCTCTCTTTTGCCTTTCTGCTATTTGGTCTGCTCTATCTAATTCTGTCGTCGTAGTTTCTGTCTCATCTTTGGCGGGAGTCCTGTCTTTAGGGTCATCAGTTCCCGGTACTGATTCTTTTTCTGAGCTTTCTTGAGGCTTTTTCCCCTGAGTTTCTTTTTGTGTTTCTTCATCCATTTCATTTACCCCCTTTCAAGATTTTGTCGAAAGGAATTGTAGAGCCTGCAGTGATTGACATAATAACTAAGAATATTTTTAACATAGTGCCGTTGTGTCCGAGGATTAGTGCTGTTATCTCTGTAGCGGTCATGCAAATCATAGCAATCACAACAATTCTCCAATCTACTTTTTTTTTAGTTGTCATTTTTGATCTTTGCCAGCTACGGGTGGCGTTGTTTTAAGTCTGTTTGCATCTTTAGCATCATCATCATCTAAGTTTTCTTCAATGCTTGCAGGGAAATTAAACTTAACTTCCAATCCCAATTGTAATTTTATTTGTGCTTCTAAATCTCTTTGTTCTTTTTCTATAACTTGCTGCCATGCAAGATAAACCATCTTAGAAGAAGCTTCTGATGTTCCAGCTTCTATTGCCATAATTAATGCGGGCACTCCTCCACCTTTAATAACTTCTTCAGTCCATTTGTTTCTCCAGTTCATTGGGTCTATTCCAACTTTTCCAGGTTCTAACAAACTCCATTCAACTGCTTTATCTGAGATAACCATATCGTCTCCGCCATTTCTTGCTTTCTTTGATTGAGTTTTAAAATCTGTCATTGCTATTGTGTTATCAGTATTCAATTTCCAAATAACTAATGGCACAACAAACCTGTGAAACATCACAGACATATCTTCATCAAGTTGTTTTATTTTATCTAAGAAAGTTGTAAGGCTTTCAATGTCGCCTGTGCCGTGAGTTTCATCAGCAGTTCTGTTTAAAGTTAAATGAAATACTTGATTTAATCTCAAAGGTTTTTCTGTTCCGTCAATTAGTTTTTGTTTATATCCTTCTAACATTCCCTGAGGATTTATTACATGACCTATGCTTCCTGGATTTAAAGGTTTTAAATTTAATAAATTACTTCCGTCTTCTTTTAGTTCTTCTCCTTTGGGAGTAATTATTTCTGCATAAGAACTTCCGTTAATATGTTTTACTCTTACTTGGTTGTCAATGACTTCATTAAAAGTATCTTTTCCCCAGCCAATTATCTTACTTAAAATTGTTTCACTTCCTTTAAATCCTTTACCAACACTCCACATACCTAATTTATTAATAACAGATTTTGTTGAAATATGTTTTTTATAATATCCATTGTAAGTTGTCCATTTAGTATTTACCCATTTGACTTCTGTCTTGTCGCTTGCTCTATCAACATCTTCCGACGCTGTTGTTTGAATTTTTAGAGACTGGTCTAATACCTGTGTTGTTGTGTTTTTTACATCCATTGCCATTTTATGTTAATACCGCTGGAGTATAATTTACAATCGCTCCATATATTTTCTCCGCAGTGTCAATATCATCAATGATAAAAAAGTATGAGCTGTCTCCTTGCACAGGTCCACCTGATATTGATGTATCTTCTGTGTTAATATTACCATTCGCAACAGCATCAGCAGATGTATCATCTAATTGATTTCTCACGAGAGCCCATGTTTTACCGGCATTACTTCCGAGAACAACTACTTCTGTGATTGTTGCACTGTCTGGGAGAGTTATACTTCCCACAAGAACTATATTATCTCCATCTGCCACGACATTTCCGTTATCTTCGTCATAATGAATTGTATCTGTGTCTGGGTTTTTTGCTTTAAAATCTATTCCACCTATACTGACTTGTGCTGCAGAAAACTCAAGATTAACAGCTCCTGACGCAACTGAAAAATTACTTGAATTAAAACTTGCTATTCCTTTATTTGTAGTTGAAGCATCTTCTCCTGAATAAGTTATTGTTCCTGAACTTGCTGAGACATCCATTCCTTCTCCCGCAGAGAATTTTGCTACTCCTTTATTTGAAGTTGAGGCATCCTCTCCTGTAACAGTTGCAGTTCCTGAAGAATAATTTACATCTATTCCTTCTCCAGCAGCTACGATAACAACTCCTTTATTTCCTGCTGTGCTATCAGTTACACTTCCCCCACCTGCAGCGTTTGAATGGTCGTGCTGACTATCTGAGAAATCTGAGATGTTTGGGACTGAGCCAATGTTTGCAGTTTCTCTAACATCTCTTTGCTTTAAGGGTAAATCGTGTGTTCCTTTTTTTGCTAAATCTAAAACCATTTTAATTTGTTCCTATAAAATCCTGCACATCTGAATTTTCTAATAATTCTTGAATTTGTAACATTCTTGACCAGTGTATAGTTATCATATTTTCTGCTTCTATTCCATCTGTGTAGTTGGACATATCATAAGATATTGCTTCAATAGCTGCATTTCTTGCGCAGTATTCAGAGAGCATTGGACCTGCTGAACTTCCAGATAGAGTTATCCAGTTTGAAACTAAGTCATATTTTGTGAGAGCAGAAAGATAACCTTCTGCTTCTTCAATCCAAGAGTCAACATCAATAACCCCACTTGTTATATCTGCATTAACACCTACGCCTGCCTTTAATAGAACTGAACCTGATAAAGCTATTGTTGCCATGTTATTATTAAATTATGCAAGGTTTTAAACTTTTATCTTTTATGAGATGTGCTGCTCTTATTAATCCTTCTGTGATGTGGGCGTTTGAGCCCCAGATTATCATTTTTCCTTGGTCATTATATTCATACTGAATAGATGTTAGACTTGCGATAACTTCATCTTCTTTGAATAACTTAATTTCTTTGCGCTCCATTAATCTTAATAAATTATTATACATATCTTCTTTCAATAATTTCTTTTGCTTTTCATCTGTGTCAATACTTCTTGTTGCATTATTCAACGCCACAACTTTTCTTTTTACTTCATCAGTTTCTAGGAGTTGATCAAAGACACCAACTCCAATACCTCCATCATCCACTCCAATTTTATTAAAATCATACTGCGAATTTAGGTTAATTATTTTCTTTGTAGTTTGAGTTGTTAGAGTTTTTTGTGTGACAATACTTTCAACTTGAAATATATTCTCTTTGTTAGTTCCATCTAAGATTTCAAATGTAGAATCATCTTCTCCCATTCTGGCAATATCAACACCCAAGAAATAAGAATTAGAGGGGCCTGTTGAATGAACTCCTCCACCATTTCTTGGGATTATGCAGATTTCTTTGATTAAATTATTTGGGAAGAATTGTATTAAATTATCTAAGAACATCGCCAAGTATTCCTGGGCATATTGTAATTTCGTCATTCTGTCTTTTTCTCTTTGTAGAAATTCTTTTGAATGTCTTGGGCAATCTTCTGCAGAAACATAGAACTTTTTGTAGTGATCATCGATTGAGCATTTGTAAAAAAACTTTTCATTTCCTTCTTTATCTTTTTTTCCGAATGGGGTGCTTGCGATGTCCATACTTCCTTTTGCTACAGATAACATTGGAGTAGTCGCAATAAAAAATTCATCAGTCATTCGTGATCCTTCATCAACCATTAACTTCTTTATTGTATCTCCACGCAATCCTCCTCCAGTTTCTCCTGCGGCATAACTATAAATCCCTGCGCCTGTTGTGAATTTGATAATATGTTTTGTTGGTCTGTCTTCTCCTTTTTGAATTAAGAGTTTGGGATATTTCATTTTTGCATAAACTAATGCTTTTGCTAGTAATCGGTAGGCTTGTTTTTCTGTGATTGAGCAGATTAAAATATTTTGGTCTTTCTTAAAGTAATGAGCACATAGCTCAACGCATTTGATTGCCATAGCTGCTGTTCCACCACATTGTCTTCCTTTTAAGAGCATGCAGTCTTGTTCAGGCGAGGTATTGATATATTCTATTTGCCAGGGGTCTAAAGTTTTCCAGGGTTGAGTTATGTCATAAGTTATCATTGTATTTCAAACTTGCAGTCTCCAATGTCTTTGATTAAGCCAGTCTCTGATAATATTTTTAAACAAGAAGCAATAGTTCTTTCACAGCTACCAACATTTATAATAATCAATGTTCTTAATTCATGGATGGTAATGACTCCCTGCAAATCTTTAAGAATGTTTTTAAGTTTTGAGTAGGTAGTTCGGCCATCCATATTAATATGTATGTGTATGTGTGTATATAAATGTGTGTGTTGACAGATTATTCTATTTACCTATTTCAGAATCAGTATCAAATCTAAGCATGTAGCAGCCTCATATCTCAGACTTTATGCAAATGCGCAAGATTTCTGGAGTAGAGTAACAATGCCAAATACAAATCCTTACAAACACACATATAGTTTAAAGTGTAAACATACTATTATGACTTACATTAATTCTAACTCCACCCATACCGAGCCTTTGATAGTAACTAATTTTTACGAGCCACGGGGACAAGCCGACCCACTTTCCTACATAATGTTTTATGCAGCTTGATATAATAATTAAGAATTCATTCTTTAATTACTTTTCCCCCACTTCCGAAATACACATAGACGAAAGATTTATCTACTTTGTTTTCCTTCCGAGGATACCCGTCCCGGTTCTCCTCGGAAGACAAATTAAACAACTCTTTAACGCCTCTCTGCTTTCGGAAGTAATATGGATAAGATATATAACAAAGGAAGAAGGAAAGAATACAAGATAGTAGAAGATTTAAAGAAGGAAGGGTATGATATAGTGCAAAGAACAAGAGGCTCTCATTCTCCTATTGATATAATTGCTATTAATAAACTAACAAGGATAATAAAGCTAATACAATCAAAGAGAACCATGAAGAAGACAATGGATTATATAGAGAAAGATTTAAAGAAGAATATAGAAG